GTAGATACAGATGAGTTCTACCCAATAGATGATGCTAGAAAGTTCATGGCAAATATTCCACCAGAGGCTTTTATTGTACAGAACATAAATAGAAATCAACCAAGGAAGAGACTAGATTTGTTCTTAAAGGCAATGCAGATATGGTTGGGGCGTTTACCAAAAAGTGATAGAGACAATGTTAACTTCTATTATCACGGCACTTTAAGGGACGTTGGTTGGAACTTAGTTCAATTAGCTCAGAGATGGGGAATTGATGATAAATTTCTAATAACTGACCAGAGTCATCTTAGTCCAGCACAGGGTGTTTCTCTTCCTATGCTATGCAAGATATATAACTGTGCTGATGTTCACGTTATGACCTCAATGGGGGAAGGATTTGGATTGAGTCCATTCGAGAGTGCGGCATGTGGTGTAGCTCAAGTTGTTCCAGACCACTCAGCTTGTAAGGAGTTGTGGAATGGGAAAGGGGAGCTTATCAATATTGACCATTGGGAAGTTCTTACTGGTGGTGTTAACACTGAAGGTGGAGTGATTGATGTAGAACATTTGGTTAGTATTCTAGACGACCTGTATCATAATCGGGAAAAGATTAAGAAGTATGGACAGATGGCTTATGAATATGTTCAACGTGAAGAGTTCACTTGGAATTATATTGCTAGGCGATTTGATACAATTATTAAGGAAATGATGGAAGCTGGTGATTCGTCATTGTCTAAGAAGTTTTCTGCTGAAGAGCAAAAGTTTGTTGAAGCTCCCGAAATAGAGAATAAGCAAACCACGATAGCGGGAGAAAAAGAGAAGAAAGATGACGATAACGTTTCCAGCAACTAAACCAACTAAGGACGCAATCAGAGAAGCGATTGGTCACACAGTCACGTTTGTGATTCGTGGTGACCCTACAGCTTGTCCCGTGTGTAGTGGTTTAAATCAGTATGATGAAGTAAATGAAGTTAGTCTTAATCCATATTGTACAACCTGTTCTGGTCAATATTGGTTAACCGTTGACACTCTTTCTGGTGTAACTGCACATGTTAGGTGGAGAACCCAAGACCAACCTGATATGGGAGTTGGTGGGGAGACTTTCGAAGGTGATTGTTTCATCACTATTGATATAAATGCTATCTCACCTTCTAATATCGTTAAGATAAAGGAAGTGATAGCGGATTCAAGGAAATTACAGATCTATCGCACCATTTATAGAGGGATACCAAGTCGTGACCGAATCCGTTTCGTGTGTAGAGAGTGGGGTAAGGATGTGTAGTCAAAAGTTGGGTAATAATGTAGCATGTGATTATTGTGGTACGCTAGTTTATAAACAAAAATGTGTTCTCGAAAAGACTAAAAATCATTTTTGTAATGATGATTGTCGTCTCAAGTATTATTTCAAGACACCAGAGCAAGAGAAACAAAAACGTAGTGAGTATTCTAGACGCTATTATGAGAAGAATCGTACTAGATTGATTAAATATCAAATTGACCGCAATAATGAACGTAAAATTTCGGTTTTAACACATTATGGTAATGGCAGGTGTGCGTGTGTTATGTGTGGTTTTGATGACATTGATTGTCTTAATATAGACCACATTGATAATAATGGTGCTGAGGTAAGAAGAAACGGGCATCGCTCTGAGCATAGTGGTTCTAGATTGTATAATAGATTAGTACATAACAATTATCCCGAAGGATTTCAGACATTATGTGCGAACTGTAATTTGAAGAAAGAAATTGTAAGAAAACGTGAGAAAACCACAAAAGGAGAGTTGAGGAATGAAGAATGATAGTTTCCAAGGACTTACGGAGCTTGAGATAGTCAAGCTTATCAATAAGAGAAAGAAAAGGTACTGTGCAATAGCACTAAATGACCTTGAGGAAGAAATTACAGATCAAGACCTGTTCAAAAGGGTGAGGAAGATAGTTCTTGACAATATGAACAGTTTTACGAGAAGTGTTTTTACGGTGGTTGGAATCAACGTAGAAGGAATTGAGGATGAGTAGTAAATGGAATTTCGCTTTACACATAGGATATTCAACTTTAATCCTGTTGGAGTTCTATCAGCATTAGGAATTACTCCTAAAACATATCCATTTAGATACCAAGCTCTTGTAAGTGAAGTTTATTATGTGATAGAAACTCAAGTTAAAGTTGCGGCACAGAAACTAAATTATCTGATAAGGGGAGCATACAGAAAGGACATGCTTGATATTGAAGAATATATCAGGTTTCCTGGTTACCTTTCAGTTATGGAACAGGCATTAAATAATCCCGCTCATATTGGTGCATATTGGGATGGAAGAAATGTGGCTCAAGCGAGATTTATTGATACCGACAAATTGGGTGATGTTGGTGACCTTCAAGCAATACAACAACTTGTATATCCAATGAGGGGTAGTTTGGACAGGTGGAGAGGTTTGTATATCTCTTGGTTAGAAGGAAGAAGTAACGCATATTCTGAGACTGTAGGACGTAGATTGGATTTGATGAGATCTTTTGGTGTAGCTCCATTTTGGGAACTAATCGAATATGGTAATCAACAGTATCCTGCATATCCTACCAACGGTCCAAAGAGAACTCTTTCTAACTTTAAAGGCGTATACAATCGTGAAATGACTATTACTTATAACAAAGTATTGGGACTTGTGCGACAGCTAGTAGGAGCACCAGACCTAATTTTTAGGAACTTTGAATCTAGTTCAGTCATGTATGAAAACCAAATGAAATTTGGGTATTCTTGGAAATCACGGATGGGCAAGAACGTGTTTGCATTGGCAGGGACAGAAAAACTGATAGGTAATCGTTTAGTAGCCAGAGGATTTATCTTAAACGCTACTGGTGGCGTAGTAAGCAAATGGGCTGGATGGTTGCCGAGATAAGGAGCTTACGCTTATGGATACAATTGCAAGAAATGGTATATTAGAAAGTGCGATAAGACAAGCTGTTGAAAAGTTAGCAGAAAAAGGAGTTGAAGGATGTACAACGAAAGATGTAATCCTGGCTTCCTTTGCTTCTCTGTCTCTAAATGGTGGTGTTGCATCATCTGTTGAGGTACGTTCTATAGCTACGGAAATCAAAAAGTTCGGGTGGAGAATAGCTACTATGTGTTTTTCTACTCTTGTAGCAATCATACTTGTGCTAATCTTTCTATAAAGGTGAGGGTAAATGGTAACAGGAAAATTTCGTAATGAAGATTTTAGTGTGTATTTCTTCATTAAGTTCCTAGATATTGATGGAACTCCATTGGGTGACATTGCTAACATTGTAGATGGCTACCCTTATAATGAGATAGAAGAAAGTACATTGGTTCTACCAACAGTATCTATTGAGGCTAGTATGACATCTGATGAAGGTGTTGGTGAGATGGGTGCTAGTTGGTTCAGACGTACTTGGGCTATAGACATCTTTGCACAAACTGATGTTCAGAGAGATGATTTGGCAGATAGAATCTTCCAAGCATTGGATGTTGCTATCCCTATAAAAGATTATTCTGACGGATTTAGAAAGGAAACAGGAAAGTCACCAGCAGGTGTGGATTTGAGAATAATTGAATATATGAATCCAGAAGATCGGACAATACGACCTACCCATGCGTTTAATTTGTACGCTAAGATTAAGTATTGGAGAGCTACTGTCACTTTTGAGACAGTCTCTACTCAAGCGAGTTAGGTACGGTAAGGAACAAGGTGGGCAAGGATTACAAAGGAAAGGAATGGATTTAAACAAAAAATGGAACATCTCTCTTGGGTTTGGACGAAGAGTATTCGGATTGAATAAAGGTATGGTTTGCTCGTGGTAAAAAACGGTCAATTGGTATAAAGGTTATTTGAGAGAGAGGTTGGAGGTATAAGTCTAGTGACTAAGAGAATTGCTGTCCCTTATAAGGACGTAAAATTGAGGATAGTAGGACCGAAAGCCGATTTTTATGCCCATCGTATCCAAAGACTAGATATACCTACTACGCTACCTAACACCACAATTAACGAACTTGGTAACCCTGGACACGCAGGCATCATAACTGACCTTCCTGAAGTTTCTGCAACTTTCCAAGCGTTTGACGTTTCACACAAGATATTTTCTATCTTGGTTGGTGAAGACCCTGACACATATCCTGTGTCTGGTGTGGACGTTTCTAGTCTTGGTTATGTTGACTTAATTGGTTATGTTAAAGAAGCAACACTTGCTGAGATGCTGAAGTGTGTTCACGCAAAGTATATGAGGATTACTGATTTCACATACACTTACACGGTTGATGGTGAGAGCACAGAAGAGTATAGCTGTGCTGGTAGTGAAAAGAGGTATCTTGCTAACGATGTTGTAGTAGACTCTGGTTATCTGAATGCAAGTGGTGAGCTTACCCTTAGCTATGACCCTAATCAACTAAAGAATCTAAATTATCTATTAAGTATGATTGTTGATGGTGTATGGTTGGTTGAGAACACTGACTACAGTGTAGCGACAAAAACTGTAACGGTTAGTGGTGGTACTGCGGCTAATTATGGTTTGGCTGTATATCACACACAGAGTGGAGTTCTCGCATGGACTAACATTTCTGATGCTACAGTTCCAGCGGCTATTCGTGGTAAGAACATTCCTGTTACAATTGGCGTTGAGCATATGTACAGAGTTCAGAGTGTAACAATCAGAGGTACATTCCCTAACACGAAAGTTATGGAGATGGGTAACACTTCAGTTGTTGGTTACATTGTAGACCCACCTGACATCAGTGGAGACATTACTGTTCTTGACACAGACAATGAAATTGTTTCTCTGTTGACAACTGGTACTAAAGCTGATGCTGATGGTTACGGTGAGTATGGTGTAGATGAGTATGAAGAGAGAACGTTAGCGTTGACAGTTCAACTAAAAGCCCCTAGTGACAACACCACAATTCAGAAGACGGTTAAGATTCCTTACATGAGAATCACTTCTGATGGAACAACTTCAAATGTGGGTGGT